GAGGAAGTGTCAGATGAAGTATAAAGTAATAGAACATTTAACTCATGTAAATTCTGTAGTTGTTGAGGCAGATAATAAAGAAGAGGCGTGGAGCAAAGCTATGGAAGATGGTTTAATGTCTGAGTCTGGTGAACTTAATGACATGTATGTTAATAAGTTTGAAGTAGAGGAGTTGTTTGATGAAAAGTTTTAGAGATTATAAGCCTAGTGTTCAATGTGATGAGTGCGATACATATTTATTAATCGGAGATAATCCAAATAATCCAATATTAGAAACTTGTGATGATTGCATACAGGAAAAAGAAATGTTTGAAAACATGAACACAAAAGAACGCTTAGAAGAAGTTGTTATGTGGGTAATAGAAGATTTATGGCAAGAATTATCTAAACAAAGCAAAACAAGAGTTGTTAGACAATTAAAATTTATGGGTTATCAAACAGAAGATTTAGAGGAGGAAATGTCAGATGAGTAGAGAAAAATTAATTGAAGAATGTCAAGAATTACTTAGTCATGGTCGTTGGTATTTTCAAAAAGATTTCGTTGAAATTATATGGAATGATGACATGGATTGTTGGATATATTTAGATTTTAACACCATGAAATTTGATACAGCAGATAGAGGTAAACAACATTGGTTATTAAAAAAATTATCAACACAAACTATGAAAGAGGAGTTGGAAACAAAAGATAATGAGTAAATTTATAACAGAAAAACAATTAGAAAAAAACGGGTGGACTGTTGTTCCGAATGGTGTTTGGTTTGGTGTTGATTATGCCGAGTCAAGCAAAGTAAATGTTTTAGACATACTTACAGATGTTTTAGACCTTGATACAGATGTAGAGGGATATAACTTTGTTGTATGTGCATATAAAAAAGAGGAGGTGTCAAATGACAGTTGAACAATTACAAGAAAAACTCAAAAAGTTTGATTCAAATTACGAATTAATTTTTTATCATTTAAAAAACCATAATCTTGAAGGTTGTCAGTTAGAAAGTATTTTTGCAACTGATTTGGGTGTAGAACTTACAATAGAGGAGATAAAAGATGATTGATATTAAATGGCAAGAAGATAACTGGACTGATTTAGAGTTAGAAGAGAGTGTAAAAGTAGATGTTAATTTTTGGACAGATGATAAGTCTGGCAGACAATACTTAGCTTTTTATCCTACTTTTACAAATCATAAAGGTTGGAAAGAAACTAACGCTACAAAACCAATAGCAAAATATAGAGTTATACAAGAGGAGATGAAAGATGAGTAGAGATATTACAGAAGTTATTGATGATGATTGCAGAGAGCAATTAGGTCATTCAAATTGGGTAATTATTAGCACACTATCAGACCAAGAAAAAATAGGAATAGAAAACCAAGGTATATTACAAACATATCAAGGTGTTGATGTTCTGTTTTATTTCGAAAAAAGAAAAGAATGTGATTTTTGTGGTTGGGATGAAGGTTTATTTACAGAACATGACGAAGAACTTTATTGCGATGAATGTTTTGAAAAATTAATAAACTTAGGAGAAAGCTAATGAATAAAATATTATACAAAGAACAAGGGGTCGAATCTTTCTCAGAAGGGTGGACTTGTATTGAATGTGGTAAAGAGTTCTCTGAAAATACTATTGATGTAAAAGACTATTATGTTAATTACAGTAATGAGGGAACTATTTGTTTTACTTGCGAGAAAAAAGAGGTGGTTCCAGATGAGTAAATTAATAAGTATAAGAGCATACGAGTATGCAGAACTTGATGACAAGGCGAAAGAAAATTTTATACATAAAATGTGGGATATGCCTTTTGATTATGAAGATGAAGATAAAGAAGGAAATACAATTATTAAATATGATTATTTTGGAGAATGGGATTTAGAAAAACAAATAGATTTTTGTGAGGCTAACAATTATCTTTTCAATAAGTATGGCGAATTAGTTAGACAGTTAGAGGAGGTATCAGAATGAACTTATTTGAAATCTTGGTCCTTTCAATACTTGCCTACTTTGTCGTAGGCAGTATTGTTGGACTTATCTATGTTTATTACAAAGGTTTTTTTGATTAATTTTTGTCCTTTTTAGATACAGCTCCCGACTTGTTTTCAATAATATTTGTTCCCGACTTATTATCAAGAGCTTTAGTCCCTAGTAGTTGTTGTAATCTTCTTTCTACTTCGTCCCGACTCATCTGGTCAATCTTGCCGTGTAGAACTTCTCTCCTATCAACAATAAGACCCCCGACTTTTAATAATAAACCTTGTGCTTGTATGGCTGCGTTATAAGCCCCACTACCCCAGGCATCATCTCTGAGTTTATATAAATCTTGAACAGCTTTATCGTGGGTAAGCTCAAACTTTTTCTTTGCTTCCGACATCAACCTTTCATACTCACGCCTAACATGTGCATACTTGTTTCCTTCGTGCATATATCTTCCTATGACTATAGGATTTTTATATCCTGCTTTCTTGGCTGCTTCCGCCCAAGTAAGCTGAGGGTCGTTTGCTGCATTCCAGACTAATAACCTTTGTCTTTTAGTCAAATGTTTTTCATCGTGATTAACATACTCAACAGGCATGTCATCTGTTTCAGCTAAAGTTTTTTCTACTTTTATACTTTTTCTTATTGTATGGTTTCGCATTTAATAATCTTGCTCCTGGAAATTTCTTAATAAATTTTACTATATCTGGCGTTTCAAGCAAATTTACAACATATTCCGGTAATTTATCTCTCAGTTCTTTTTTAAGTTTTGTCATACTAAATTTACTTTTGTCATACTTTTGTCAAACAAACTCTGACAAAACTCAAAAGCCTGTAATATAGGGCTATACAGAGAGATAAATATATATAAATAAGAGTATATATATAGTTTTGTCATATATACTTTTACACACACTTTCACATTCTTCATACTCTTTGTAACAGTTCCGACCTTTTTACCATTTAAACCAAAACCCTGACAAAACTGACAAAACGCCAAAACCAGGCCCAGTGCGGCTTTCAAGCCAATAGTTTTGTCAATCAGGGTCATCATCTGTGACAAAACTATCAGTAAAGAGTATTTGTTTGAAAGAAATACCACTGTTTTGTATTCCAAAACATTTTAACAATACCTCATCCACTATTTCAGCTCCCTCTCTAGGTGTATCTGCGTAACTTAAAAGTTCGCATATACCAAAAGTAAATATAATACTTGCAGTTTCTTTAGGAGAGGCTCCTCTGTTTACAAAGTCTTCTAACAAACCATCAAGTCTTTGTTTCGCTTCCATGTGTGAGGGTTTAGGCCGTTTTGATTGAAAATCAATTACTTTTAAATGTGACATGTAAAAAAGTATAGCAAACATTATTAACAAGTGGAGTGTTTTGTTGCAAGCCACACCCCAAGACTAAATAAAGCAACAGCATCTTTATTTTTTATACAAGCCAGATGACTGCCTGTTCCGGATTATTCGGGACCATATTTATACCAATCTATCTCTCTTAGCTCGGTCCAGGCTTGTTCTAAGTATTTATCATCAGCTATAAGCCAGTTGCCATTTGTTTGTCTTAGTTTCTTCATCTCAGAACTAAACTCCTCAAAGTCTTCGCAACCGTTATGCAATACTTCCTCTGCAAAACTATCCGCCTCAATAAGTAAATCTTTTAGTCTACTCATAATTTTTTACCCTCCATTTTTTTTAATCTTTCAAACCTTGCCGGTATAACTATATGATTATTACAAAAACCACACGCCCTACCATTTTCTACAATGGGCCAAGCGTTATGTCCTTGATTCCAATATGCCACGCCATCTGGGGTGCGTTGCACTTCTATATCTCCATCGCATACATCGCAAAGGTGGACTTTTTCGAAAGGTTTGTTTTTTTCTCTGTATTTGTTCATGCTCCTCTCCGTAAATATACATTTAGTATAACTAAATATGTAGACAAGTCAAACAATTTAATATAGTATTTAATTTTAACTTTTGGAGAAGTAAATGGAAATAAAAAATATATCAGAACTTATTGATGAATCGTTAGCGCTAGTGACTAACAATTACAATCATTGCGACAAACAGCTTGCAGGACCAAAGCCAGAGCCTAAATATAGCGGAGCTTTTCTTGATGATACTATGTGTATGGAAAGAATAAAGGCCTTTGTAGAGTATGTTAGACAACACCATCCTGTTGTGTTTGAGGATGCTTACAAACAAGCTGATAAATGTTTTGTAGACAATGAGTAACAAAATAAAGTTTTACCCATTTGCATCAGAGTTAGACCCTTACGGTGTAAGATTTGTGCCATACGATAATACAAATTTTGAACTGAGAGCGACAAAAGCTAGCTTTGATGCAAAGGCTTTGTTTGATAAATTTAAACAAAATACTGATGGATATGTTCCGAACTTTAACCCTAACAAAACTTATACAGAAAACTTACAGGACCTGCATAATAAGTTAGGGTATTGGCCGGAGCCAATGTTACATCAATACGTATATGAAGACATACCAATTGAGTATGACGATGTATTTACAGAAGAAACAAGTAAACCAACTTATAAACATCGCTGGCAGGATGAAAGATATAAGCATTATTATCAGCCACCCAAAGACGATGATGATTTACCATTTTAGGAGAAACCAATGAAACATATACCAGAATTAAAAGATTACGCAGTCGAAGAGAGAAACGATGCTCTTGTTTATACCGATATACCCAACGAGATTTACCATTCAGAAGTGGGTATCAGTAGTAGCACTTTGCGTAAGTTTGGATATTCGCAGCTACATGCAATTAATGAAGAACAAAAAACTACAGATGCTATGAACTTTGGAACAGCGGCACACTTTATGTTGGTTGAGGGAGAGCAAGTATTTAACAATGAAGTTGCGGTGCTTATGGGAAGCCCATATACCAAAGCATATAAAGAGAACAAAGCTGATATGCTGGAAAGGTATGCTTGTGTTATAAAAGAAGCAGAATTGGACCATATTAAAGGTATGAAAGAAAATATAGTTGCCGAAGCTGATATGTATTTACAGGCTGATGCCAGACTTACAGAAGCAAGCTTTTATTGGTATGAAGATAAAATTTTATGTAAATGTAGGCCAGATTTAATTTGTCCACCATTTAAAGAATTACATAAACCAGGAGAGATTTATGTGGTCGATTACAAAACAACCAAATCATGTAACCCAGAACAATTTGCTGACTCAGTTAAATACTGGGGTTACGATATGCAGGCAGCTTGGTATCGCAGAGGCATGCAAAAGGCAGGATATGAAGTAAAAGAGTTTGCTTTTGTGGCGCAAGAGAAAGTTCCGCCCTATGCTAGTAAAGTATTTATCATTACAGATGAGCAAATGGATGCGGCTTGGCGTGATATGCAGGTATATTTAGATGACTACAATAAATATTTAGATACTGGAAAAGTAAGCATATACAATTCAGAGAACATAGTGACCCTACAGTTGCATGCAGGAGAAAACGATGAACAAACAGCAAAAGATTAAATATTATGAAAGTTGTATTAAAGCTTACAAGTATCGTGGTGCAGCGCCATCCACCAAACAAAAAATACGTTGGTATGAAAACGCTATAAAAATATTGGAGAAACAAAATGAAAATAATTAAAAACAAACCCATACCAAAAAGTAAAAGTAAGTATGCACCATTATTAGAAATGGAAATTGGTGATTGTGTTGAGTTTAATATTAAAAGTGATTTTGTTGCTGCTACTGGTTTTTTAAGAAAGTATTTTAAAATAACAACAAAAACTACGCCTTGGCAAGAAAGTAATACTGGGAATTTTGTAGGAACTATTTGGAGAATTGAAGGAGAAACAAAATGACAGATAACGTAAACCACCCAATGCATTATCAAGGCGATATAGAGTGTATTGATGCTATAGAGGCCAGTATGACTACAGAAGCTTTTGCCGGATATTGTAAAGGCAACGTTTTAAAATACATGTGGCGTTACGAAAAGAAAGACCAGCTTGAAGGACTTTTAAAAGCCAGATGGTATCTGAATAAATTAATCAGTCTTTATGAAGATTAATAAAGTATTCAGCCTCAACAACAGCTAAAGTTTTAGACCTATTCCTTTTAATTATTACTAGCGGCTCATGCTCTCCTGAGTTAGCGCAAGCCTGGTCGTATGCTTTCCAGATATTTAAAGACTCTTGGCATTTACATTCAATTGAATAAGCAAAAGCATCTCTTGCCTCTTTGCTCATTAGTATATCTTCTCCACCAGCTCCCATTGATGTTGATTTAACATTTTCCGGATGTATATTTAGAATTTCTACAAGTTTATCCCTTACCCATTGTTGTAACTTACGGCCTTTTTGTTTTGCAGATTGTGGTTTCATAATAAATGCTAGGATGAGAGTTATGAATAGTGACGGAGACTCTCTAAGACCCCTAGCAAGCCTTTATACTACAAAGTAGGTTTTGCAGGTTTGTTATCTTCACTTGCTGCCATGCTTGGAGGCACACTCACACTTTTAGGTGGCGTAGGTCCATCATTTGTAGCAGCATTAAAAGCTACAATTTCATTAGTAGTATCAGGATAATCTGCATTATCACTCTCTCTTTCTGAAAAAGAACAAACCAATTCTTTGCCTTGCAAATGTGTTGCATCTTCAGGTGGTGTATTTAAACCAACAGCTTCTAACAAGCGCTTAAAATCAGAGCGTGCATAACCTCTTACCTGCTCTTGTTTTTCAGCATCATCATTTGTATACCATAAGCTAAAATATTTTCTAACAATCCAACCATTATACTTTGGCTCGTTATGCACTTTAACTTCTAGTTTAATGCTTTTATTACCAGCAGCAGACATGTGTGGCACACATTCACTAATAATACAATTATAATCACCTTTCGGTATATAAGAGGAGGATTCCCCTTGCGAAGATTCTACATTTGTAAAATCGATTCCATCAAAGTCAGACATTATGCTTCTCCTGTAAATCCTAACTTGTTAATAATATGCGTTAAATTAGGTTCTTCCAAGTCATCTAATTTTCCGCTCCTATCCTTAGCAATATAATTTGCACCAAGGGTAGTTTGCAACCACCTTTCAGTAGTTTTTTTACCCTTTTCATTCTCTGTATCAAATGTTCTCAAACATAACACCTCATCAAAGAAATAAGGAATTTGTGTAGGCAGTTTTGTTCCAACCATCATAGGTTGATAGTGCAACATACCCGTAGCTTCATCTCGTATCTCTTGCTGTTTTGCAATAAACACAACATGTATTGGCAAGTCCCTAAATCTACGCATGGTTTTTGTCATAACCTGTATAACCTCACCATAAGCTTTTCTTGGGTCCTTGCTTTTTTTAAGTTCGTTGGCCAAAACAATTTCAGACATCTCTGTAACGCTGTCCAAACAAACTGTATCATAATCTAGCTTTCCGTTTTCTAAAAGCTGTGCTATTTCTTCTATTTCAGCAGCTTCTTTTACTTCAATAGCAGTAACATTCTTTGCATCTTTAATAGATAACAAACCAGCTTCCATACTAACTACTAGAGTTTTACCTGGCACGGTCTGACAAAGAGTTGTTTTACCAGCTCCTGATATTCCATAGACAAGTAATTTAGCGCCTTGTGATTCAACTAAATCACTTGGGCTTTTAATACGACTTAATATATCGCTCATAATTTTCTCCATTAGATAAAAATATTAGTTTACATGACTTTGATAAACCTGTAAACTTTTAGTATAAAATAATTTCATTACAAAAAGTAACAATGAGCGAAATAAGTAAAAATCAGTGGAAGGTGAATTATTTATACAGATTACAACAAATTTGTAACAAACAATTAGAACCCTTTTATGATAACAAATTAGAGCCTGAACACAAGGAGAGAGAAGTGAAAAGAATATCGTTAAGCGATTACATAGCATATGTAGGCAACGCAGGTGCAGCAAAACTATTTGACTGCCCAGAAAATACAGTTAAGTCTTGGAGGTATGGCAGGCGCCAACCATCTATAAAGCAAGCAAAAATAATTATAAAAGCTGCAGATGGTAAGTTAGATTTTGAATCTATCTATGGACCACTAGAAACTGTTTTTGAAGAATAGTCAAAGTGTTCAACGTCAAAGCGACAGCAGAAGATTCTGCGTTGGATTTAGCGCTTGCATATGCCGAGTCAGGTTTCAGTGTAGTACCTTTACAAAGACATAATAAGGTCCCACCTAAAGAACTGGGAAGTTGGGAAAGGTTTAAAAGCGAACAGCCAACAGAGGAAGAAATCACCAAATGGTTTAAAGGCCGTGATGATTTGGTTGTTGCTTTGGTAACTGGTAAATTTTTAGTTGTAGATGCAGATACACCAGAGGCTGTCATATGGGCGGCCAATAATTTACCAGTTACACCTCTTAAAGTAGCAACCGGAAAAGGTATGCACTACTACTATAATAATCCAGAAAATTTTACGACTTATGTTGCAAGAAGGGTTGCAGATTATGACCCTGCAAAACTTATAGACATAAGAGGCGTTGGTGGACTGATAATAGCCCCCTATAATATTCATGCCACCGGCGTCATCTATGAACCACAATTAATTGATGACTGGGAATTACACGATACCAACGATTTGCCAGACTTTACTAAAGACCATTGGGTTAAAGTTACTGGCGCAGATAAAATCAATGGTAAGCCAATATCAACACCTCTGTCGTTAGAGTCTGTAAGTGAGGGTGGTAGAAATGACACTGCTGCAAGAATAGCTGGGTATTTAATCGCAAAAGGTTTAAATATAGATTTCACAAGATTCTTTCTTCACTCTTGGAACAGAAATAATAAACCACCTTTGGATGAAACTGAAATTGAAACAACGGTGAACTCCATAATGAAAACCCATGAAAGAAAAAATCAAGCGGCTCCTACATATATTTCAAAACATAAAACTGTATCAGAACCTAAAGACTTATATAATCCTCCGGGCATCATAAAAGACATATTTGAATATTCAGAAAAAATTGCACAAATACCACAACCTGCACTAAGCATGCAGTCAGCATTAGGTATAGGGTCAGTGGTTGCTGGCAGAATGTATAGAACTGATATGAATAATTATTCTTCTCTATATTTTATGTGTATAGCAAAATCGGGACAAGGCAAAGAAAATACAAAAACTGTTGTCGAGTCTGTGCTTGATAATGCTGGACACATGGACCTTATGGCAGGGGATGGCTACACATCAAGTGGTGCCGTATATAGTTTACTCAGACATAAGCCTACGCATATTACGGTAATGGATGAGTTTGGAAAAAGATTAGAAAGTATTGCCAAAGCATCTAATTCAAACAAAGAAGATGCGCTACAAGTTCTTATGGAGTCTTGGGGTCGATGTCATGGAACAATTAGGCCTGATAATTATTCCCTTATGAATATGACAAGTAAGCAACAAAAAGAAGCTATGGATAGGTCAACAATTAAACCAGCTATTACCCTGTTGGGTATGAGTGTGCCAAAAAACTTTTATGGAGCCTTGTCGACTGGAAGGATTGTAGATGGCTTCTTGAACAGGTTTATAGTTGTTGAATCTAAGTTACCTAGAGTTGTGGGCAAAATGGTCCCGTTTATTGAGCCATCACATAATATATGCGAATGGGTTAGAAAAGTTAGAGAAACAAAAAATGAAATGGAAGAATTATCTAAAAACAATGCGGAGCTTGATTTCAAACAAAGAGTTTTGATTTTTGATTCTGATAGTAAAAAACTTTTAACTAACCTTGCATATAAGCTAATAGATGAACAAGATGAATTAGAAAAAACAGGTTTGGAAGTTTTATTGTCTAGAACTAGAGAAAAATCTATGCGTTTAGCTTTAATTTGTGCCTTAGCTGATAATCCTAAAACAAATATTATTACTGGAGATATAACAAAATGGGCAATTGATTATGTTTATTATTATGACCATCTGTTAGTAAATAATTGTGAAGACAAAGTAGCAGGTTCAGAAACTGAAGGCAAAATAAAACAAGTATTAAGCTTTATAAGGTCGCAAGGTGATATTGGTATAAGCAAAAGAGATATTGATAGAAGAGAAATATTCAGAAGTATGAAGTCATATGAAGTAAAAGAGATAATTGAAAGACTTAAAAATTCTGGAGAAATTCAAGAAAAAGATATAAAGGTAAAAACTACGGGTAGGCCAACAAAAAGAATAGTTGCAATTGACCCAGAGTTTTTTGATGATTAGGGGGTAATATGTGTCCAAAACCTAAAATGGAAAATATAAATGACCAGAAAAGAGAGGAGCGTGTTGCAGGTTTTATTGAGGGACTTTGGGATGTTCGTTGTAATAAACTGCCCGTGTCATACGGATTAGATTATTGGTGTGAAAGTCAAGATTCTTGTTTTTGGCTTGAAGTAAAGTGTAGAAGTTTTGGTATAGATAAGTATGACACTTTATTGTTAAGCACCTCAAAACTTCGTATGGGTTCTGCATTATCTTTAGCTACAGGCCACCCATTTGTTTTAGTGTTTGCTATGACTGATAGCGTCTACTCACATACCTGGCAAGCTAATAAAGAATATGATGTAAGGTTTGGAACAGTTGCCGAACCTATTTATGAAGAAGATTCAGAACCATACATACATTTAAGTAAAGAAGATTTAGTTTGTTTGTCTGATAAACCTTTGGGATTTGATAGAGAAGAAATGGGCTTGATTTATAACAAAAATAATTAAGCTATTTGATTAAGACTTCTTGCAATGTCTTCATTTGCCGGAGAACCCAACAAACTTCTACTAATATTTGTTCTATCAATTGGTGCAGATGTTGGTGTAATTTCTGGTAAATCAGGAATTGCAGTAGGAATTTTCGGTACAATACCTTGCACCTGCTCTTTAATTATACTAGCTCTTTCTTGATTTTGTTCATCGCCTAATTGTTTTTGCAATTCTTGTATTACGCTTGTTTGCACATCCTCTGATTGTTCAGCTATGGCTTGTGCTGATGCAAGTCTTGCAGCCTTTTCAAAAGCATCTATCACCATCATTGTCGATGTTTGGTCTGTATTGGCCATTAATCTTACAATTCTAGGATTTGCAAATACGTTACTAAATATTTTTAAACCAACAATAAGTGGCACCAAAGCAATGTTTAATGCTTGCGCTCCTATGGCTCCTGCTACAATGCCACCTGCCGTAAGACCTTTTGCTGCATCAACTTGTAAGTCTAAAGATTGTTGTAGCGCTTTTAATGCAAGAGTTTGTTCTTTACCAAACATAGCTATCAAAGTATCATCGCCGTATGATTCTAACGTATTTCTTAAAACGTTTGGCTTAAATATATCTGCAAGTTTTGAAGAACTGGTTAATTTACCTGTGCTGACAGCTTTAGTTAAAAGTTGACCCATAGCATTTTCTTGTATTTGTTTAAATGTTTCTGGTGAATCTGCAAGAGCAGCTTTCAAATAATTAATTTCTTTTGCAGAGCCTGGTCCAAAAACATTTGCAACTATTCTTTCAGGTGAATCATTTAAAGCATTTTTCATAAAACTTTGTTTGTTTAAATTATCAAGCGATGATTGTATTTTTGCTTTTTCTAATATTGCTTTTAATATTTGATTACCTGTATCAACTTGCAATATTTTTACACCTTCTTTATCTAAAACATTTCCTGTTTTAACTACGGGGTCCATGCCTAGTCTAAACATACTAGGATTAGTTTCTATATTATTAATTAGTGCGTTTAAATCTTTTTTTGTTATTTTAGGGTTGAGAATATTGATTTCTCTTAATAACCCCATGTTAACGTTATACTCAGGGCCAAATAATTCTTTTAAAGTAGACTTGCCAAATTCTTTAGAATCATACTTCATAATGTTTGTAGTAAATTTAACTGGATTAATTAATTTAGTTACGGGGTCAATACTATCTGCTATTACATTTTTAAATAATAAAGCTGTTAATTGTCCTCTGGCTGCATCTGCCCTTGGCCCAAGTGCTGCAAAAATTTCTTGTAATTTTGCTGAAGAAGTAGGATTGTCTATAAAACCAAAAACTTCATCTGCATCAA